CGCTGAGCATAGCGAGCGACACACGTCATAGCTCGCACCATAGACCTCACCAGTGCAGGACGCTGGCCGGGTCAACAGCACCACGGACATAGAGTCCGGTGTGCAGCTCAGCCAAGGGTATAGCCCGGCTCCACAACAAGGGTGTATTACGACCTGTCTCCTCCTCAGAGACAAGTGATACGCCTTCCTGCGCACGGCATTCCGTGTGATCAAGGCAATAACACCCGCCACAGCAATGATATTGCTGATGATTGGGATGGATTGGTGGGAGGGGCTGGACGTTTCTCCGGCTATTCTCCTGTCTACGGCTACATCTTCTTTGGTGTGTGCTATGGCTATACTTAGCTGTTGTTGCCTTGTTAATCTGTCGTACACCATCCTGGTTAGGGTGGTGTTCATTATTGTTTCACTTCCTAACACCTTACTACAATGGAAGCAATCAAGAATCTCCGTGAATCGTCCGCTCTTCTGTCTAACGCTGGCTTCGTGTCTTACTCGTCCTTTGCCAAGGCTATCATCTATCATCCCTGTCTTGACTCTGTTGAGGATGGGGATATTGATGTTAGCGTCTTCGAGAATATCAAGATGGTAGTTGAGAATTGTGCTCGCTACACTTACATTGATCTTCTCGTGGCACTTGATAAGTGGGCTGTTGAGGATGAGTATCGCGTCATCTTTGACGCTATGATGTCCTACAGAAACGGCACCAACGATGAGTTCTTCCACTCTGAGTACAGAGATGGAGAGCCCAGCAATAATGCTCCTGAGGAGGAGCATACCTGTGAATTGTCCGCTACTATGTCTAACAATAATGATCGTTCTGAGGAAGAGAAGGAAGAGAGAGTCTTCACTCCTGAGGAGGAGGAGGCTGCCTTCGATGCCTACTTCGATGCTCACTTCGGCAACTGTCCTTGTCTCGTCATTCCGGAGACGATGCTAGGGCTATCCTGTGGGCGCCTCGCTGAGACCATCTACAGCTTCGAATACGCTAGCGTCTACGTATTCAGGAAGCCGTCTGATGACCTGGACATCGAAGAGGTAAAGCAAGCCGTCCTTACGGTGGCTGATGCTTATGTCCAGCGTATAGGTGATCGTCTCCGTGAGGAGGCTACTGATGCGGACTACCGCGCCCTCTACCGCGAGCTCTACATTCTTCTTCAGGAGGATATCGCTGATATCGATGAGGATATATACCTCCACGATGCTGTGCCTTACAGCATCGAGATGCGCGATGGTCATAGAGTTGTCTGCCCTCACTTCGAGCAGATCATCGAGGCCGATGAAGTCAATGAAGCTGCCTTCTTTGATGATGACGTCGACTTCATCCTCGATGAGGAGGCCGGTAAGGTAGAGCTGTGTAGAGATCACACTCCCCGCCTCACTGATGAGGACTACGAGGAGATGGAGCGTCTCGAAGCTGACGACAGCTACGACCCTAGCCTCTACGAAGCAGACGCTCTCCCCTTCTAACAACAGCAGTCACCTTCCCCACACCGGGGGAGGTGGCTTTATCATACTAACCCTATAATAACAACACGATTATGAACGCATATAGAATCCCACAGGAAACGCTCAAGCAATTCGGTGAAGCACTCTCAGACGAAGCTATGCTCGATGAGCTGCACTCTACGCTTGACCTATGTCTAATCTCTGAGGAAGACGGAGTCATCTTTGCTATACAACTCGTTAAGGCTCACCGTGAAATGGCTGAATTTATGGAAGAGTATGCAGAGAAGGAGGACTACCTAACCGTCCTTAACGCAGCTAAAGACGAGAGAGACCGTAGACGCTCACTGCGTAGCTTTATTGATGATGCCATCCGCGATCAGAAGGCTTACATCAAATACCAGGAGGTGCTCGCTGGAAAGACCGACGACCTCCCATTCTAACGTCCTAAAGGGGGAGGAGGGCTAAAGCCTCCCCCATACTTAACAATAACCGCCTAACGGCACAACACCTACAGATATGAATACTATCAACGTCAACAACGAGATCACCGCTATCATCAACGCAGCTAAGACCGCCATACCTAATGCCGGCACCAAGGATAGCGCAGTCGTAAACTATCGCCTTGCTTACGAAGCCATCGTCAAGCTGATGAGCAAGGCACCCATCCTACAGTTCGTACCATGTCTAATCATTAGATGGGCACAGCCCAGCCAGAAGAAGGCTACGCTCCTACGTGATGTCCTCGACAATCGCGTACGCAAGTATGGGCTCCTGAGGAAGGTAGCAAGCTCTCTTCCCTCCTTCTATGTCCTGATGGGTGGTGCTATAGCACACCTCATCTTCAGGATAAGCAAGAAGGAGAATGGTGCTCTGTGGCTGACACATATCTTCCAGAATGGTCCATACCACAGCAAGAGTAGCATCCTGCGCAGTGGCGCTATTGCCCTGAATGGCCTGAGAGAATCCAATGAGTATGGCACCAGGAATGAAGCCAGAGCGCTGAACGTCATCGTCTCCGTCTGCCACTACGTCGGTATCTCCGACCCCCTCCTGTGTGCCCGCCTGTACCTCTACCGTCAGGCCAGCCGTATCTTCTAATCCCCTGCGGCCTTCGGCCGAACGTCGGGGGATATCCCTTGTCAGGGTTGTGGGCTTACGCCTACGCCCTGGCGGGTATTCCCTCCGGCTGGCAACCTCCGGATGATGTCCTCCGGCTGGTAGCCCTGCCGCTTGCGGGGGATATCCCTTGTCGGGGCTTTCTGCCGTTCGTGGCTCCGCCTTCGCCATCCTCCCGGCCTCTACACTGCCGGTGCGAAGCATCGCCACGTCTCTACCGCCTGCACGGAACTGCAGGTGCCGCCGATTGACTTCGGTTCACCAAGTATGGTCCGCTCTAAGGACCGCCGCTACCCGACCCACGGTGGGAAGGGAGCATCACTTCAAAAGCGAATAAGAATTATGGCTCGCAAGACGAAGAACGCTGCAGAAGCAGCACAGAACATCATCGCAACTGAACTTAACAACGCCGAAGTTCAGGGTATGCACGTAGACGGCGTTGAAGCTACTGAAGCTGCACCAGTCAATCCGTTTGAGGAGGACCACGAAGCTTTGGTCGAACGCCCACGCGTATATTCGGTTACCACGAACTCTACGGAGATTACCGACATCAATAGCGTAGGTCGCATTGGCGTACTCAGCACCTTCCTCGTGAAGACTCAGTACGGCGACCGCCAGCAGGCGTTCATTAGTGTAGCTGGCCAGCCTGTAGCTGTTTGGGTCAATGGTACCAAGGACGGACCTCAGACCTTCGAGGACGCTATCGCTCTTACGCAGCAGACAGGTCAGGTCTACTACGCAAACCTGCAGATGCGCATCGTGGAAAACAAGCCTGCTGGCTATAATATCTTCATCGGTACTTACGCACCAGAGCAGAAGTATCTGATGAAGAGAATCATCAACCCAGCATAAGAGCTATGAACCAGATGGTCATCTTGGACGAACTCAATCCCTCAGTGACTTCGGTCATTGAGGCGATTGATATCGTTTCCGCTGGGAATCAGATGCTACGCGACTTCCTGGACCTTGTACGCAAGGCTGGGATCAAGCGTCAGCTCGTCTATTATAATCAGGATACGTCACGTATGTGTCTTGACTTTACCACGGAGAAGCCTGTAGAGGTAGTCCGTGGTAAGACCATCGGATGGGGAGCCACCGTCTATTGCGGACCAGTACCGCACGAGGCGACCCATCAGACTATCGTCCTCTACAAGGCGTAGAGCGCAAAGACCTCCGAAGGGAGGTCTTTTTTGTATAAGCGGTCTATAAGTGCTGCGCGCTTATAGCCGAGTACAGGGTTAATACGACCAGCGTGTGGAGCCGCTTGGAACTCCGGCTTCGCACCTGCCGCTTGTATTGAGGGTGTTCACATAGTACGCCTTACTTTCCGTTCTCCTTGTGCGGCCTGCCATTTGTAAGGTGGTGGTAGGTTGCCTGAGGAAGGGAGAAATAGGGGAGAGGCGTACTATATGAACATCGGACCTTGCGCTTTACACTTAAAGCTATACCACGAGTATAGGAACACACACATACATAGAGCTGGCATTGACCAGCAAGCTAACAGGGGCTTGAGGAAAAGCTCCTGAGGAGAAGACAGTCTAACTAGCGGGTATACTTAGCACATTACGCCTTAGGACCTTTACGGCCTAAAAGATTAGGGGTACCTTTGCAACAACAACAATACGATTATGAAGCCATATCTCAACAATGCTCAGTACGCACTATCACTAGCAATCTCAATCTTTGGTATCCTCTTCCTCATCTGCACTTACGGCTGGAAGGAGGAGGATATCAACATCTTCCTGTGGTTTATCGGTCAAGTGATCGGGTACGCCACACTCTTCGCCGTAGCAGCTGCCATGCTCGGCACAGTAGAACGACTAACAAAGCATAACTAATGGACAGAAAGACCGCTGAGGGGCTTATGAACAAGCTTGTGGAGCTACCCTCAGGCTGCAAGCTCAAGTGGCCGTGGCGCTACTATGCGTACGAAATCAAGGCCATATATCTCATGGTGCCTAACAACAGCAAGAAGTACTGTTACTACATCCAGCACACTGAGGAGAGACTGAGTGGTGAGAACGAACGTAGAGTACACCTGACGTTCTTCAGAGGGCCATACGCTGCGTCACACATTGCAGCGGCATACGTGAACTACTCCTTCCTGGAAGAGTTCGACCACGCCAGCTTCAGAACGAGCTCTGTAGACAACAACTTCGTACGGCAGAGAATCAGAGAGGCAGTGTTCAACATCCTGGTAGACCGCTTCTGGGAATGGGAATACGCTGTTATGCCTAAGCAATACGATCCTGAGGAGATGAAGAGACAAGTAGAGCTCAATATCGTCATCCCTGACTACGATGAGGTAGACGGTGTACTACACGCCAAGATCCACCCAGGGACAGACAGACAGGTAGACTACTTCATTAGAACTGAGAGAGCACTATCTATGGAATCCTCAGGTCCTGGTCTCCTCATGTACCATCACTTCTGGGATCGTGATGACAAGGATAGCAGTCCCAGACAACTCACTAAGGAAGCAACTATGACGCTCCTCCTCTCAGTCCTACGTACGGAGGATAAGATGATAGAGCGCAGAAAGAAACGTAACAAGTAAGACAAGACCATACGAATATGACAGCAAGAGAAATCTGCATAGAGAACGGCAAGGAGTCAGAAGAAGTAGGACTAGCACCGTTACGTAAGCGATACGTAGAGATGCTTGATACACTGAGAATCTACAACGCAAAGCTACAGGTGAGGCCAGACGAGAATAAGACAAGACTCGCGGCGCAAAGAGTGAGTACACTTATCGGCTTCCTCAAGTACGGAAACCACAAGGAAGGCGAAGTAGCAGCTGAAGGAGCTGGCAATCACATCTATGATTATCTGATGATGATTGCAGAAACAGTCATACAGAATGCCGAGATAACAGAGATCGTAGAAAGTCCAACATATACATACGAGTTCATCCTTCCAGCGTTCTATCACAAGGGCATTGTGACGGACCCGAAGACCTCGGAGTATATCAAGTCATTTGACTTTGAAGCTAGACTAGCAGCAAACGTGTACAGAAGCATGGAGGATGCAAAGTACACTCTATGGGCAATGAAGGATCTCTTCCTTATCGGATGGATCCTTGGCATCGACTTAGACGAAGAGATAATTCAACTCACAAAAGAAAAAGAGTAACAATATGGAAAAAGCAGAGTACCAAGGCGAAGCCCACTACAAGGGTTATCAGTACGAGCCTGTCAAGTTTATCATTGATATGAAGTTCGACTTCATCCAGGGTAATATCCTCAAGTATCTCGTACGATATCGCAAGAAGAATGGTCTTCAGGATCTGAAGAAGGCAAAGAATTACGCTGAAATCGGCTACATGCATGGTGCCAAAGGAGGAACCTACGGATCCGTCCTTGAACGAGACATCAATCTAGATAGACTCTATAGGTTTATCTCGCAACCACAGTTTGACCAGCAAACTAGAGACTTCCTCATGATACTAATCACGCTCATCTGCAACTACCAGATGAGGGAGCTTGCTCACCTCATCGATATGCAGATGGCGATAGAGTACCCTAAGAACCAACATGGAGCAGAGTAAAAGAGAAATCATACTGAGCAATCTCAGTGATGCATCAGGATCACTCATTGACCTGTGGAATAACCTAGACAGTCTCATAGAGCGATGCGAGGTTGAAAACAGGTACCCATCAATCCAAGAGCTAAGAGATCTGAAGGAGTGCATAGATGACACAAACGTCTATATCTCAAAAGCACAAGAACTAATCAACGAACCAACAAGAACAAGTAAGACATGGATAAGCTAAAATCAATCCAGGTAGGTGGAGATCACTACAAGGGCTACGACTATCAGCCTCTTGATCTCATCGAGAACCTCAATCTCTCTTTCGCAGAGGGATGCATCCTCAAGTACGTAATACGCTTCCGCAAGAAGGGAGGCAAGGAGGACCTCCTCAAAGCCTTAGACTACGCTCGACGTGAATTGCTAAAGCAACTCAAGGTCGATTCAGAGAAGCGAGGCAAGGAAGTCAATCCTCTCAACGTAGCCGAGGCCCTGTCTTTCTGCGCTCAGGATTGTATCCTTGAGGAAGACAGAGACTTCATCTTTGACGTAGCCAACTATCTACATGCAGGACTGATGGTGAAAGCAGCTGACACCATTATGGCTAAGATCAAGAGTACCTACGACAAGGACGAAGAAGATACACCTAAGATGCCTAAGGATCCCAAGGTGCAGCTCGAACAGATCAAGGAAGCTGCAGACCACGTACTGAGTGAAGTCCAGAAGCGAGAAGATGAAGCAAAAGGCAATGGCTTCTTGGAGGTGGTAATCGCCAACAACGAAAACTGTAGTGATATGAAACTCATGCTACAGATCATCAGAGATACTATCACACTCTAATCACAACGCCCACATCGCCCTAACCCGATGGTGTGGGCTTTATTAGTATAAGCACAATGAGAGAACTACTAAGATACATCATCATATTCTTCCTCGGAGGTATAGTAGCTGCATCAGTAATCTTTTCCTTCCTCAAAGACCATGAGGAAAAGAGAAAGAATGAAGAGCCAGGTCTCCTGTGGATAGCAGACACCAACAAGAAGTACACAGAGTTTGAGCCTGGTCTTGTAGCCTTCCTCAAGGACACACCCACCCACAAGGTCCTCTACGCCATCGACGCTAATGAGGAAGCAGAGAGCTATTTCGGTCTTTACCTGATTACCGACAGCGCAGGCACCACCTTCTCAAAGCTCCTCTTTATGGCTAAGAGCGTAGAACAGCTCCAGGAAGCCGCAGAATCCCTTAGTGGTACAAATGCCCAGGAGGGAACTTTAAGGCTCCCACAGGGGCTGAAATGAGCTCACAAAGTAAAACATAAACTAACATAACAATGGATACAGCAAGATACTCATCACTATCGTACGTCATTGAAGGTCCTCAGATGATCCTAGGGTACATCAATGGCGTTATCAACAAGTACATGCAGAACAACGGCAACACCTGGCTTGGTGGTATGCTATACGACCTAGGTGCAGTTAAGGGGGACCCACAGGTCGTCTGCCCACGATCCTACCTCAACTCTATCGAGGTCGATATGTCTGAGCCACAGATCACACTACGACTTGAGACGGAAGAGATGTACGGCAAGTCCGAGTTCATGCACTGCCTAGCCCAGGAGTTCAAGGATATCAAGATCTACTATCGTGAGGTCATGCGTGAATGTGGAGTACTCAAGACCAACGATGAGGAAGGGAAGTACTTCCCAGAGAGATACCGAGTGGACTACAAGGTAGGAGACAAGACAGGTACTGAGTACGTCAAGACCGAGGATGAAGCTCTTGACATCGCCTACAAGCTCACAGACATCGGCTTCACCGAGCTCTTAGAGGTAGAGTGCTGGAACAGTGACCAGGTCTACGACGAGGGCACTGACGACTACATCTACATCAACGAGTTCTTAATATCAGAGTAATATGCCAAACTGGGATTCAATACAATATACCATCAGAGGAGAGGAGAATGAGCTGCAAGAGATCTATGATGCTCTCCTCAAGATGAAAGAGTCGGAACATCCCGATTGGGTAGGTAGCGTACTTACAGGTCTAGGCTTTGATAGGAAATCCTTGGAAGACTATCAGCTTAGAGCCTTCGTACAAGACTTCTCCTTAGAGGATGGAGTACTAGTCATCACCACCGAGGAGGCTTGGTGTATGACGCACTTCCCCAATTTGCTCCTAGAGGTATTTCCTAACCTTGATATCTTGTATATTGAGGAAGAGCCAGGATGCGGGATCTACGAGACTAACGACGCAGAAGGTTATACTTACCCAGAGCGAGCGAAGGTAGACTACCACCTTGATGATCAAGATGGGGTAGAGTACTTTCACTCTGAGAAAGAGGCGATCGAATTTGCCAAGGAGATATCAGGTAAGGACTTCAATACGCCTGAAGAGTTCAATCAATGGAGCAACAATGATCTTGATTTAGACCATTATTGCTACGTCAATGTGTTTAACGTCACAAACGAGTTTAGATAATGACAGAAGACCTAAGACAGCGGGTGAAACTCTTCGGGCAGCTTGCAATAGCTTACTCTATCCTCAATGAGGAAGATGGTCAGAAAAGCAAGGACCTAAGAGAAGAGTTGCAACTCGAAGTATTTATGCCAAATACATCGCTTGACAAGGAAGGAAAGACCATTCTCGTTGCGATCGAAGACTCAGTCATCTCTATAGGCATATCACTAATAGCAGCGCAGAAGTATAGGGTCATGCCAATCGAAAAGGATTTTGAATGGGCTATCCAATCAAGATTCTTAGCTCTAGAGCTTTGTTCCATAGGCCTGACTGAGGCTGATGACCAAAATCAATGGTACATCGATAGCTACATAAAGGGCATAGAAGTAAAGCCAGTTCTACCATCCGCACTCTATAAGTTCTATGGGCCAAGGCTCATACGACTAGAAGACCAAGAGATGAGCGAAGAGGTAGAGGGTATTATCTCGGAGGTCATACATCATTCCAGAGCAACACTACGAGGCTACTTAGAGGAAGCCTTAGAGAAGAGCGAGAATGGAATAGACCTGAATGACATAGGGGGAAGATCAATAATCATGCAGTATAGCCCCAGCATTGGGGAACGATTCAAAACATTATAATCAAGAACGAACATGTATCAAGGAGAATTTAACTGGGGCAATCTCGCACTCATCGGTATCGAGATACACAAGAACGCAGTCAACAAGGGCTTCTGGGATGAGGAGCTTCCACCCTCACACTACCAGGGGATGATCGTCTCTGAGCTTGGGGAGATGATCAATGCTCACCGCGCAGGGCTCATCACCAAGGTGAACCTCGACGAGCTGATCAACGAGACCGACGACGAGAAGTTCAAGAAGCGCTTTGAGGAAGAGGTCAAGAACAACTACGAGGACGAGGGTGCTGACGTGGTCATCCGCGCGCTTGACGCTCTGGCCAACAATGGTGAGAGCGAGATGCGCACACACCTGATGGATACGCTCAGCATGATAAAGCAGAAGATCAAGAATACTCTTGAGGAAGAAGGGCGTATGGAAGCCTACAAGGAACTCTCTATGCCATCGCACGTATGGTACATCATGCGAGCTGCAGCAAAGATTGACCTGGAGTATGGCTTTGTGGGAGCGCTCTGCCACATAATCGCAGAGGTCCACATCATCTCTGAACTTACGGGCTTTGACCTGATGAAGCACATCCAGGTCAAGATGCGCTACAACGAGATGCGACCCTACAAGCACGGCAAGAACTACTAGGATAGCTAGTAGCTAACAATCAAGGTATCCCTGGTCCTCCTCTAGGAGGGCTGGGGATGCTTTATTAATACAGAGACCTATGAGTAAGGATGAAAAGCTAGACAAACTATTTGGGTTCGAGCCTTTACACTTCAAGTACTACCCCTATATCAGAAGTGATAACTGGTATTGCCAATCTAGCCTAGATGTTTTCTACGAGGTCACCAAGCGCGACGGTGAGATCATGATAACATCACCAATGGAACTCTTCGGACAGAAGTTCAATAGCGTAGAAAACGCCATCAAGGCTTGTAGAGAGCACCATAAGAAACTCTTTCTAAACAAGTAGGAGAGATGTACTATCTCCTCCTCAAACCACTAATAGGCAACAACAACTATGATCACCAAGGAACAAATCAAGGAACAGATGAAAGACCCAGAGTGGGTAAGCCCAGCTGGAAAGGAGACCGGCACTACGAGATGTGTATGGGATCCTGTATGGGGGATGCGGATCTTAGCTATCAGAGATCCCTTCGCAGAAGGGTGGATCCCAAACGCCATTCACCCA